ACAGTAATAGATGATAACTAATTTAATATTTTTAACTATAGGAAGCGCCTGCGTAGGCTATAGCTTTGCGGAGGTTTCTATGATCCCGCAGATTTTTACTAAATGGCTATTAGATAAATTTAATTTAGGCCATACTGTAAAGGGGTACCAGTACATTAAGGTACCCTACAGGATTAAACCTTTTGACTGTGGATACTGTCTATCCTTCTGGGTAGGTTTATTATCTACCTATAATTTTAACTATGGATTTACCCTGGCTATTATCGCAGGCTTTACAGCTTCGATCGTAGCTATTTTATTAAAAAAAGCATTATAATGAATTATTTAAATAGAGCAATTTTAGAGAAATATAAAAGCCATTGGTATACCCTTAGAGATGTGGGTTATATGGTAAACTTAAAGGAGTCCGTAGTTTTAGAGCTACAGTCCGTATACCAGCAGGAGATAGATAGTAACTTTTTTGTTAATAAATGGTGTATGAGCTGCGTAGCTGAAATGATCAGGATTTTATACCTGGTTACAAAATTCGACGAAGGCCTAGATATTAATAACCCAGCGGAGGATCTTACCGAAATAGTAGAAACCGTAGAGGCTAAAGAAGAGATCCAGGTACCAGCTATAACGGTAGAGCCTAAAAAAAGAGGACGGAAACCTAAAAATAAAAAATAATGCCAGTATTTAAATGTTCTAACGGTAAATATAGGGTAGGTAACTCGGATTGTATATATGATACAAAGGAGAAAGCGGACAGCGTTTGGAAGGCTTTGCTATCCCAGGGAATATATGCAGAGGATAGCTATACAGATTACCCAGAAGCTGCAAGCGAAAACGCTAAAAGAGCTATTAAATACGCAGAGGCTAACGGGTGGGGTAGCTGCGGTACACAGGTAGGAAAGATAAGAGCTAACCAGCTAGCTAATAAAGAGCCTGTATCTAGAGATACTATAGCTAGGATGAGCTCATTTATTAGACACCAGAAAAATAAAAATACTCCATACGGAGAAGGATGCGGGGGTTTAATGTGGGATGCCTGGGGAGGAGATGAGGGTATAGAATGGGCACAGAGAAAACTAAAGCAGATAGATCTATTAGATAGTGGATCAGGTTTAAAATAGTGGACAGAGTAGAAACTATACAGCATATACAGGCCCTAATCGAGATAATGATAGAGCTAGAGGATCTGGATACTATGGGTAACGGAATTACTATTAAAATTAAGATATTAAATAAAATAGAGGACCTAATAGATAGCCTATAATGGATATTAAACTAATAAAACCTAATCCAGATAACCCTAGGGTAATTACAAAGGATAAATTTAGTAAGCTCGTAGAGTCTATTAAAAGCTTTCCAGAGATGCTAGAGCTCCGTCCTATCGTAGTAAATAGCGATAACGTAGTATTAGGCGGTAATATGAGATTAAAGGCCTGTATAGAGGCTGGATTAACAGATGTACCCGTAGTAATAGCTAAAGATCTAACAGAGGACCAGGAGCTAGAGTTTATTATTAAGGATAACGTAGGTTTCGGGGAATGGGACTGGGACGATCTAGCTAATAACTGGGACGAAGCTAACCTAAAGCAGTGGGGCCTGGATATACCTAAGTTTGAAGAGGAGACGGTAAACGATGCGGACGAAAATAATTATATTAAGATCTCAGTAGAATGTACAGACACTGCATTTATTGAGCTGGGAGAGAAGCTACAAAATCTATGCGAAGAGTATAGCGCTATAATGAAGGTTAAGTAATGAAAAAACATACTAAAGTATATCTTAAATTTTTTGGATTTGACGAAAGCGATTTTATACCCTGCGAGATCTGCGGATCTAAAGCTGTAGATATACACCATATCGAAGCTAGGGGAATGGGCGGGACTAAGTCTGTAGATACTATAGATAATTTAATGGGCCTATGCAGGGAGCACCATTTAGAATTTGGAGATAAGAAACAGCATAAACAATATTTATACAATACGCACGAGTTTTATATAGAATTAAGGAAGAGAGGTAAATTATAATGGCAAAGAAAACAGCAAATACTAATAAGTCCGTAGCCTTTGGAAAGCGTAAAGTAGGTAAGGCTAAAAAGCATAAAAATAAACGAGAAGACTCTAAAAAATATAGAGGCCAGGGACGATAAATAAATTAGAGAGAAATAAGAAAATGGCTAATAACGAGAATTTAAAACCAGCCCAGAAAGGGGAGATAAGAAACCCAAACGGAAGGCCTAGAAAATTTGTATCTGAGCTAAAGAGCCAGGGGTATAAACTATCTGAGGTAAACGATGCGATACAGGTATTAATGTCTATGACTATAGACGAGCTAAAGGATGTATACGAGAATAAACAGGCTACCGTCCTAGAGAAGACCGTAGCTAGCGCTATAAAGAAGAGCATAGAGAAAGGTAGTCTTTACTCTATAGAGACTCTACTAACCAGGGTATACGGTAAACCTAAAGAGCAGCTAGATCTAAATGCATCTGGCGGTATGCAGATAGAGGTAGTCTATAAAAATGCAGATACAGATACAGCTAAATAGCCCTCACGAAGGACAAAGAGCAGTACTAGATAGTAAGGCTAGATTTCGGGTATTAATGTGCGGCAGACGCTGGGGTAAATCTCTGATCTCTAAAAATATATCTATACAGGAGGCGCTGGCTGGTAGGATTACTGGATATGTAACTCCTAATTATCATTTAGCTAAGGTATTTTTTGACGATATAGCTAAGATCATACCCGCAGAAATAGCTACAGCTAATAAATCAGATCTAACCTTTAAATTTATTACAGGCGGAGAGATCCGTTTTTTTACTGGGGAAAGATTAGATAACTTTAGAGGACTTAGATTACATACTGTAATTATAGACGAGGCAGCTTATATACCATATCTCCAGGATGCCTGGAATAATGCCATACGTCCGACGCTAACAGATTTTAGCGGTAAGGCTTTATTTATATCTACTCCTAGAGGTAAGGACTTTTTTTATAATTTGTTTCTTAAAAACTCTGGGGACTGGGAAAGTTTTAAATACACTACATACGATAATCCATATATATTAAAATCAGAAATAGATGAAGCTAAAAATAACTTACCTAAAGCAGCTTTTGAGCAGGAGTTTCTCGCAAATCCAGCAGAAAATGCAGCTAATCCGTTTGGTATTGATTTTATCCGCCAGAACATTTCGAGCCTATCCAGTAGCCAGCCTATTTGCTACGGTATTGATCTCGCTAAATCTTACGATTATACTGTTATATTGGGGCTGGACTCTAGCGGCTGCGTTTGTTTTATGGATCGCTTCCAGTCTGATTGGGCTGCTACGAAAAATAAGATAAGAGCTTTAGATAAGGTACCTAAATTAATAGACGCTACAGGTGTAGGAGATCCTATAGTTGAGGAGCTGCAGAGAGAGGACTATTTAATAGAGGGGTTTAAATTTACCTCTACCTCTAAGCAGCAGTTAATGGAGGGACTGTCTACCTCGATACAGCAGGGAGCCATTAAATACCCAGACGGTATACTAGTGGACGAGCTTAGTATATTCGAGTATGTCTTTACAAATACTGGAGTTAAGTACAGCGCTCCGAATGGTATGCACGACGATACGGTCTGCGCCTTAGCTTTAGCTAATAAAATATATATTAAATCTAAGAACAGAGCTAAGTATGTTTTAAGATGACAGAGCAGGAATTATTTAACTTTATTAAGGATACCTATATAAGCGATCTAGAGCCTACCGCTCAGTATGATCCTAGCGATGCATACAGTAAAAAATATAACTTGAATATAGAGCTTAAATGTAGGCTAACGCATTACGAGGATTTACTAATAGAGCGCTATAAATGGGATAAGCTTAAAGCTATGCCAGGATCTAGGTATATTAACTATACTCCTAAGGGTATATACTCCTTTAATATCGAGGATCTAGAGGAGCCATTTTGGCAGGATATGGTAATGCCTAAAACTACAGAGTTTAAAAACAGAAATAAAATAACTAAGCAGGTAGGATTTATATCTATCCTGGACGCTAAGAGAATAGGGTAGCTTGTAATAGCATATAATTATTTATATATTTGCAGTATGACAGCCAAAGAATTAGCCTTTAAAATATTCGACGATATGCCAGCTGGCCAGGTAATAGCTATTAAAGAGATAGCTAAAAAAGATCCAGAAACATTTAAACAATATATAAAGGACTATATAGATACAGTAGGTAATATTACGGTATCTGGGGACTGGAAAAAATTTAGGAAGGATAACGACTCCAGCGGATTTATGACAAATGAGGACCTGGCCTGGATTTTGGAATTTAAAAAATAAATAGTATATTTGAATGTGAATAGTAAAGTTTTGATTTTTGCAAATGGGCATATCTAAGGGTATGCCCTTTTTTTTATTTACTTATATTTAATAATATGAAGGACTGGAATAATATAACCATAGAAGAGTACCAGCTAATTTACGGTATCATATCAGACGATACGATTAACGATCTAGATAAAGAGGTAAAGCTCATATCTATAGTAAATGAATTAACAGAGAAAGAGGTAGATAACCTGTCTATAGAAAAATTTAAAGAGCTTAAAGCTTCTTTACAGTTTTTACACGACGGTAAAATACAGGGTAAGGTTAAAAGAGTTATTAAGGCAAACGGTAAAAGCTACCAGATGAGCCTAGACGCTTTTAAAATAACTTACGGGCAGTATGTAGATATTACTAGTTTTATGGCAGCAGACGGAGGCCTAATAGGTAATATGCATTTAGTACTGGCCTCTATGGCCCTACGAGTTAGAAGACACTGGACAGGATTAAAATATGTTTCTAAGTATGGAGAAACTCCGCATAATGAAATAGCTAGCGATATGCTAAAATCTAATTTTGCAGACTGTTACCATACTTGTATTTTTTTTTGCAAACTTATAAACGACTTAATAAAAGTTACGGGGGCCTATTCGGTGCGGGAGATTTTGAAGGAGAAGAGAATAACGAAAGCGAAATTAAGAGAAATAATAAAAGCTTCCAGGGACGCTGGGGCTGGGTTTATAATGCCGAGCTTATCAGAGGATACGAAGCTATAGAGCTAGATAAGGTTTGGGATCTTAGTATTATTAGGGCTTTAAATGGTCTAGCTTATTTAAAAGACAAAAGTATAAACGAAAGGGATCAGATAGAAAACCTTAATAGAAAAAATGGCGGTAGTAGGTAATTTAGGGGTAAGTAGATCCAGCTCTAAAGTATTAGGAAAGGACGAGATAGCATTTAATGAGATAGAAACTATCTTATATAAGTATGCGTCTCTAATAGCCTCAGAAGCTGCTGAGAATTTACGTAAGCCTACAGCTAAAAGCTCCAGGGGATCTACTGCCAGCGGATCGCTAGAGGCTAGTATAAGAATAACTCCAGTTAAGTATATGGGCGGGATATATAGCGTAGATATAAATATGCTAGAATATTTCGAGATCGTAGACCAGGGTAGAAGACCTAACAGTAGGAGGCCTCCAGTAGACGATATACGTAAATGGATCATAGCTAAACAGCTAAGACTAGACGACGGAGGTATAACTAAAAACGGTTATAAGAGAGAGGGTACCCTGCTGGGTAAAAGCAAAAAAAAGGTAGTACTAGGTAAACGTAAGGTATCGGTACTAGATGCCGCTGCGTATAAGATAGCGTCTAGTATTGCTAAGAGGGGTATTAAGGGTACAAACTTTTTAACCAATGCTGTAAAAAGTAACGAGGAGAAATTATACCAGGAGCTGGGAGCAGCATTAAAGCGGGACGTAAGAAATTTAATAGTAATTAATAACCCAATGGCAGAAAAATATAATAAATAAAATGGCTATAACCTATATACAAACTCCTAAAAGCTGGAGTCCTATTAATAACGATCTTATTTACTACGCTAAAACTAACAGCGCAGTAAGTAATATATATTTAAAGGTATTCGTTCAGAGTAGCGTAGTAGCTACCGTAAAGCTGGTAGTAAATTCTGGAGGCTTTGCGTATTGCGACGTTAGACAGTTTTTACAGTCCTTTACTAAAAATGATCAGATGTATTTCGATAATACATTTTGGAAAGCCTTAACAGGCCAGAGCTATTACGTAGGTTATCAGGTTAAAATGTACGAAACCCTGGGTGGTACTAGCTACGACGATGCAGTTAGATACGCATTTAATGGCCAGATCCCGTTTATAGATTTTGTAGAGTATGACCAGCAGTATAATACGGAGTTATCTCCAGCTGGAAAGTTTTTAACATATTCTCCTAGGACCTTAAAGACAGACTTTTTACGGACTAATTTTTTAAGCTATATAAACGGTACGGAGCCAGCTACTAAAATAAGATTAAGGACCTACGAGAGCGGAGCTACTACTCCTACCAGAGTATACGAGTTAGATATAGACGATTTAACTGCTTTAGCTGGTATTATAGCTATTAGTAAGGAAGCGATAGGCGGAGATCTAGTTTTATGGGAAGACGTTAGCGATCTATGGGAGGATCTATCTACTCAGACCTGGGACGAGATCGGAGGTTATTTAATAAATCCAGATGTAACCCAGATAGATATATGCTTATTAAATGTAGACTTAGATATAGTAAGCGAAATATTTACCTATAAGTATTACGACTACTGCAGTAAATACCAGAAGACTAATATATACTGGCAGAATAGCCTCGGAGGCTTCGATAGCTATACCTTTAATATGGTTAAACGTAAGAGGTACGATATAGATCGTAAAAGTATACAGAGCTATCCATATGAGTTTAATAATACTGGATATAGCCAGCATACTAATAATATTTTTAACCTATCTAGCCAGAATTATTTTAGCAATTATACAGAGGGAATATCTTTAAACTCCGATATTTTAACTAACGAGGATCATATTTGGATGTGGGAGTTAATTAAGGCTCACTCTATTTACGTAGAGCAGGTAATTAATGGGGTTACTTATTATATACCAGCTACTATAAAGGCTACAAACTACGAGCCTAAAGATGCTAAGGTAGACGGTCTACAAAATATAATAATAGATCTAGCCTTTGGATACGATAATATTAAGATTACTAAATAATGGCTACACAGCGGACTAAAATATATATAGAGGGGGTAGCTCTGGATCTAGATAAAAACGTAGATATAGACTTTACGTATTCTATAGCAGATATATCGGATTTTGAAAAAAGGACTACTACTTTCTCTAAAACTATAGTACTACCTGGTACTGCTCATAATAATTTTTTACTAGGTAATTACTTTGATTTTAATATTAATAACGATTATAGTAGCGTAGTAGATAACGTGGGGGTAAATTTTAACCCGTTAAAGAAAGCCTTTGCAAAAGTAACACTAGATAACGTCGAGGTATTCGTAGGTGTTTTAAGGCTGTTAGAGATAACATCTAAGAGCGGAGAGCTACAATACCAGTGCGCACTATTTGGATCGTTAGGCGGCTTGTTTACTGCCTTAGGAGAAACATTACTAACAGACTTAAATCTAGACGATTTAAACCATACGTATAATATAGATACTATTATAAACTCCTGGGATACTACGGACCTGGTTTCCGACGGATTTGTATACCCTTCTGCTAATTACGGGATAGGTGTAAATTTAACGGAAACTGAATACGACGTAAGAAATTTTAGACCAGCGGTATCGGTTAAAAGATTATTTGACGAAATTATTACCCAGGCTGGCTATACCTATAGCGGTACCTTTTGGGATAGTAATAACCTGGATAAATTAATCCTGCAAAATGGAGAGGAGAAATTTAGCGCTTTCTATGATACCCTAGCAGTAGCCACTACAGCGGGATTTAATTTTACGATAGTATCCGAGAATGGACTAGTTATTAATACTACTACAGACAGGATAATAAACGAAAACGGGGATACGTTAAACGTAAAAATTAATTTTAATTTAAACGCTTCTAACGGTCTTAATTTTGGATGTAGCGCAGATTTACAGTTAAACCATTATAGCGCTACCGATGTTTTAAAATCTAACCAGTCTACGACTATAGGATACGGTTATAACGGTATACCATACGATTTAAACGTACAATTCGATAGAAATTTAATACTAGAAAATGGAGACTATTTTGTAATAGCTTTACTTATAAATAATCCTTTTTCTGGTTTCCCAGGATCAGATCCAGGATTTTTTACCCTGTACCCGTCTACCTCTACGGTAACGGTTTCGTCTGTTTTATCTACGTCGAAAATACCAGCTATTTACGATAGTGAAATTTTAGGGAAGTCTATAGTACCCGAAGGTATTAAGCAGTCCGAATTTATTAAAAGTATTATTAATTTATTTAACCTGTATATTATACAGGATCCTAATAATGAATTCGATTTAACATTTATACCATATAACGAATTTTATACAAACGAGACGATAGACTGGACAGATAAAAAGGATTTATCTAAAGGCTTTACCGTTAAGGGATCTAATGAGTTTATACCTAAGTCTTACTCTTTTAGATATAAGGACGATATAGATTTTTACTCTAAAACTTATAAAAATAAATACGTTACTAGCTACGGTAATTTAAAGTATGAAACCGAAAATGAATTTGGTAAAGACGATACAGCTCTAGAGCTTGTATTTTCTTTAGCGCCTTTAGCTAATTTAAGAAGCTTTAGATTAATGGCCCAGCTTTACGATCTAAATCCAGACGGAAGCTATAAGCAGGTAAAATGTAACCCGAAGCTCTCATTTTGGGGCGGTAAAAAAACTAGCTCCACGTCTTACTCTATTTTAAACGGAGAGGATATTTTAGAAAGTGGTTTATTCGACTATGGATATGCGGGCCATATTTATAATCCAGCATCTATCGGATCTGGTAGTCTAGACGATTTGGTATTTAGTATACCCAGAGAGGTATATTGTGGTATACAGAATTACCCGACGGTAAATATTTATAATTTATTCTATAAGCAGTTTATTGATAGTCAAAATAACAAAGATACGAAATTGATAACATTATATTTATTACTTAATGCCATTGATATAATGGGGTTAAGCTTCCAGAGATATTATAGAATGGATAACGGAATTTATTATTTAAATAAAATAGACGGTTATAATCCATTAAATAACGATTTAACTAAAGTAGAATTACTTAGACTAGTAGCTATCGAGGATCTGGACGTTTACGTCGAGTATACTCCTAGTCCTGTAGAGGATTTTTTATCCTTTCCGAAAGTTACAATTAATAAAGCGCTACCGTTTAATAAATCCTTCGTAGTACAGTGGGCATTTTTAGATAGTACCGATACCTTAACTACTGGAGAGCAAACGATAACAATAGGAGCAGGGCAATTATTTGCCAACGGTACACCAGTAGCCGCAGGAGGTACAGACGGATCCTTTAATTTTATTAGAATACTACCGCCAGCAGAAAACGCAGGTTATATTTATAATTATACTGGAGATTATAGTACCCTTTAAAATAAGCAGATGACCGTAGATAAATTAGCATTACAGATAACCACAGATACCAGCCAGACCGAGAAGTCCATAGGCAGTATTAGGACCGAATTAAGACAGGCCACGCAGGACGCTGTAGCTCTAGCTAGAAAATTTGGAGATTTCTCTCCAGAGGCTTTAGGAGCAGCTCAGAGGGTAGCTAATTTAAAGGATGAGATAGGAGATTTAAAGGCCCGTATAGACTCATTAAATCCAGATCGTAAATTTCAAGCCTTTAGTCAGTCTTTACAGGGAGTAGCTGGCGGATTTGCTGGACTCCAGGGTGCTATAGGTTTATTCGGTACAGAAAGTAAGGATCTAGAAAAACAGCTATTAAAAGTACAGAGCGCTCTAGCTTTATCTGAGGGACTAAATGCTATCCTAGAAAGCAAGGACGCATTTAAAAATATGGGTAACGTAGCTGTTCAAGCATTTAAAGCAATTAAAGGCGCTATAGGAGCTACTGGTATAGGTTTATTAGTAATAGCCCTGGGTACTATATACGCATACTGGGACGATATTAAGGGAGCGGTTAGCGGTGTAAGCGAAGAGCAAAAGAAATTAAACAAGGATAGCGCTAAAGGATTAGAGACAGAGAAGGATAAACTAAATACCGTAAGCTCGCAGGATAACATCTTAAAACTGCAGGGTAAATCCGAGAGGGATATACTTAAGATTAAAATGAAGCAGACCGACGAGGTTATTAGAGCTTCTGAGATACAGATACAAAATCAAATAATAACAAATGCCGCAGCAGTACAGGCAGCTAAAAGAAATAAAGAAATACTAACTGGTATTTTACGATTTATAGCTGCTCCGCTTTCTTTATTATTGAAGACTGTAGATATGGTCGGTACGGCTTTAGGTAAAGATTTTGGACTTGAAGAGAAACTTTTTGGAGGAATAGCTAATTTAGTATTTGATCCTGGACAGGTAGCGGACGAAGGGGCAGAGGCATTAAAGCAGCAAAGAATAGCTTTAGCTAAATTAAAAAACGATCGGGCTGGATTTCAGTTACAAATACAGGAATTAGATAAACCTAAAGAAACTGGAGCAGGAAGTGCTAAAGGCGGTACAGCTGGAGCGGATAAAAAAACTACTACTCCAGAAGAGGACCAGGCAGCTAAAGACGCTAAAGATAAAAAGGAAGCCTTTGAGAAGGGCCAGCAGGAGCTAAATGATCTAAATGCTAAAACAGCAGAAGAGAATAGATTAGCAAAGTTATCACAATTCGAAAGAGATAACGAAATACTAACAGCGGATTACCTCGAAAAACTTGCAAAAGCTAAGGAGTTTAATACTAGCATAGAGGCAATAGACGAAGAGTATATTAGAAAGAGTAAGGAGCTGCAAGATGCACAGGATGCTAAAGACTTTGAGGCACAATTAGCTAAAGATGCTGAGGCTATAGCTAAGAAGGAGGGAGATTTTGCTAATGACCTGGCTATACTAGACAGACAGAGAGAAGCTATAGTTAATAATACTAAATTAACTGAAGAGGCGAGGACTAAATTATTAGACGAAAACTCTAAGGCTAGGCAGGCTATAGAAACAGCAGAAACAGAGCACAAAAAGAAACAGGTAGGAGATACCTTAAAACTACTCGGAGATCTAGGTACTGTATTGGGCCAGCAGACCGCAGCAGGTAAAGCGCTGGGTATTGCTACAGCTTTAATAAATACCTACCAGGGTGCTACGGAAGCCTTAAAGGAAAAATCTACATTACCGCAGCCTTTCTCTACTATCGCAAGATTTGCAAGTGCTGCCGCTATTATAGCTAACGGTATTAAAACTGTTAAACAGATTACCTCTGTTAAAGTACCAGGAGGAGGCGGAGGCGGTGGCGGAGCATCTGGAGCTAACCCTATAAGCGGAGGCGCTGGTGCTGCTGTTATGCAGGCTCCTATAGCTCAGTCTGTACAAATACAGCAGACAGCCCTAACTCCAGGAGGTAACGGTGTAAACCTACAAAACCAGGCCACGGTTAAGGCTTTCGTAGTAGAAAGCGATATTACAGATAGCCAGGATCGGATCGCTAAGATAAAAGCAGCAGCTACTATTTAAAAATTATATTTAATACTATGGACTTACCTATTTATAAATTATTAATTAGCGCAGATCTAGATAACGACGCAGAGGTAGACTTTGTAGCGTTAGTAGATAGACCAGCTATACAGAGAAATTTTTTAGCTTTTAACGAGCGCCAAAAATTCGAGATTATTTCCGAGGATAAACAGATTTTATCTGGTCCTTTAATGCTAGCGGATATGCCTATCTATAGAAATAATGAGCAATTCGGAGAGCATTACGTTATTTTCGATACAGATACTATACAGAAAATAGCTGAGAAGTTTTTTAAAAAGAATTACCAGGCTAACGTGAACGATATGCACGATAGTAATAAGCCATTATCTGGAGTTACTATGTTCGAAAGCTGGATCGTAAATAGAGACCTGGGTAAAATGCCTATTAGAGGCTTCGAAGACGTAGCAGACGGTAGCTGGTTTGGTAGCTATAAGGTAGATAATATGGACGTTTGGCAAAAGGTTAAAGACGGTACCTTCCAGGGCTTTAGCGTAGAGGGGCTTTTTGATTACTCCGATATGGTAAGCAATGAGGAGAAAATGGTAGACCAGATAAAAGCCATACTATTATCTGCTGGGATTTAAGTTGCAAATAAACAATTTTTTTATATATAACCCTATACTCACTATTAAATTATGGAAGCAAAAAAAGCACTAGAGCAGATTAAAAGTCTGTTATTCGCTGATCAGGCTGCAGTAGTTTCTACGGAAGAGGTAGTTATTGAATTTGCCGAAGGTGTTTTAGCCGACGGTACTATCGTTAAGTTTGACAAGTTAGAAGCTGGCGGTATTATTTCAGTAGTTACTCCAGACGGAGAGATCGATGCGCCAGTAGGCGAGCACGAATTAGAAGACGGTACCGTTATCGTAGTATCTGAAGCTGGATTAATTGCAGAGGTAAAAATGCCAGAGGCTCCAGAAATGGAGACAGAGGTAGAAATGTCTGAGAATGTAGACGAGCCCGTAGTAATTGAAGAGCCAGTAAACGATGAGATTAACGATCGTTTAGAAAAAATGGCCCAGGAGTTTTCTGATAAAATTGCAGAGGTAGATACTAAAGTAGAACTTTTAAACGACGTTACTAAGAAGTTAGTAGAGTTTATGGATGAGTTTGCTAAGGTAGAGACTGCAATGGAAACACAGGCGCCTAAAAATGCGTTTTACGCACAAAACAAAACGAGTAAAGCAGACTCGTATAAAAGACTGCAGAACATTTTTTCACAAATTAAAAAATAAAAATTATGTCTTTAGATCTAACTGGTTTAACTAACTATGTAAAAGAGAATGAGCAGCAATTAGCTACCTCTTTGGTATTCAAACCTAAAACAGCTCAATTAATCGAGACTGCAGGTAATGTAATGGTAGGAGTAAAATCCTCAGAGAAAATTAACGTAATGGCTACCGATGCAGTATTTCAAGCTGGCGGTACCTGCGGATTTAACTCTAGCGGTACTACTACATTTACCCAGCGCTCACTAACTCCTGGTAAAATTAAAGTAAACGAGTCTATTTGCCCTAAAACTTTCGAGGCTAAATATACTCAGAAGGCTTTACGTGCTGGATCGTCTTACGATTATATGCCTTTCGCAGATGAATTTACTGCAAAGAAAATCGACGTTATCGGTGCAGCTTTAGAGACTGCTTTATGGCAAGGTGATACCGCATCTGGTAACGCACAATTAGCACGCTTCGACGGTTTATTAAAGTTGATCGCTCCTGCAGGTGCTCCTGTAGCTGGTGTAATTGACGGTAACCCTGGTAACGTAGCCTCTTTGACTACCTCTACTATTATCGCAGCTATCGACGAAGTTTATACTTTGATCCCTGCTGCTATCGTAGCTAACGGAGATGTAGTTATTTTTGCTGGTATGGATGCATTTAGAATGTATACAGTAGCATTAAAAGAAGCTAACTTATTCCATTACGCAGCTGACGCTGTAGATTTCGAAATTATCCTACCAGGTACTAACGTAAAATTAGTAGGTGTAAACGGATTAAACGGAACAGATAAATTAATCGCTACTCGTTTATCTAACCTTTATTTAGGTGTAGATTTATTAAACGAAGAGGAGAGATTTGAATTGTTCTATGCAAAAGAAGCTGACGAGATGCGTTTTGTATCTGAGTTTAAAATGGGAGTAAATTATGCTTTCCCTACTGAGATCGTATACTGGCAAGAAGGCGGAGTAGCTTAATTAACAAATTAAATTTTAACTTAAAGGGGGTAGGTGGATAACTGCCTATCCCCTTTTTAATAACTCAAAAAATGGCCTGCAATTTAACGCAAAATTACATACTTGACTGCAAAGAGTCCCTCGGAGGATTAAAATCGGTCTTATTTATCGAAAGTAATAACGTAGACGTAACTACCGAAGTAGACGGAGTAGTTACTGTAATTACTTTAGCAGCTGGTAAATTCTTTTATAAATACGATCTAGTAAAAGAGACCTCATCTTTTACCGAAACTATTAACGCATCTGTACAGAACGGTACCATTTTTTACTCTCAGGAGTTAACTATTATTTTAAATAAATTACAGGCTAATACTCGTAACGAGATTTTATTATTAGCTAAAAATAATTTAGTAGCTATCGCTGAAGATAAAAACGGTAAATACTGGTATTTGGGCCACGATAACGGTCTAGATATTACAGGCGGTACTGCTGCCTCTGGTGTAGCAGCTGGAGATCGTAGCGGTTACGAATTGACCTTTACTGGACAAGAGAAAGAATTAGCTTACGAAGTTTTGGATAGTATTATCCCAGCATTATTAGACTAATAAATTAAGTATAAAATAAAAGGGTAGTTACTTAGTGTAGCTACCCTTATTTTTTTTATAACCTATCGTAATTACTATCGTAGTAATTTTCGTCCTGGTCGTGCCCGCAGCCCTGATCTACAGGATCCTGAATATCCATAAAGATAGAGTCTATATCTATGTTAAGATTAAATTTCTCGTTAATCTTACTAGCTATAATTTTGGTCCTTTCGTATGGCACGTCTATACGATCCTCGTAGTAAGCGGATAGGGATCCTAGTACAGATACCAGGGCCGCTCTTAAAATCTCTGGGTTATTACCGTTATTTCTCATTTTTATCTGTATTAAAAAGGTTATTAAATTTCTGAGCTAAATAAGCTACAAATACTAAAGCTACTATCGGAGCAGCGCAAAATAAATAGGCTTCTAACATTGTTTTAATTTTAAGGTTTTAAATTTTGTTAATTGATTAATTCAAATATCGGACTAATAAATATTAAAAACAAGAAAAAAAGTATTTTTTTTTATCCTGATTATCAGTTAGTTGTAACAAGTGTTGAACAAAATATTTTTTTGTTGAACAAATGCTAACAAAATAAAAGAAAAGAAAAGAAATACTTATATATATAGGTGCTTTTAAATTGTCTTTTTTATATTTATTAGTATGATACTTTTACAAAGAGGTAATATAGATAAAATAGTGGTCCATTTAGACGATCCTATTACCGTAGCTGATAGTGTTTATATTTTTGAATTTATTAACGATATGACTAACGAGCTAATTAGCTTACAGCTAGAGGATATTAGCGATTATAAATATAGATATAATGAGTTTTTATTAGACGTAGACGATAACTTTACAGATAAAAAAAATGGCTTCTGGACTTATAAAATATATGAGTATAAAGCAGATCCATATTTAAAGAGATTTTTACAAGTGGGTAAAATGAAGCTTACGGGGGATCCGTTAGATTACACAGAATACACAGGCCAGGACGAGGATTTTATAGTATATAATTAAATGGGAACGACACTAACAGGAAAGATCGTAGCAGATACCTACGACAGTTTATTAAAAGTAACCGATAACGGTATTATAACAGGTACTAAAAAACGTATTACAGACGGTTTCGGTAATGAAACTCCTTTATTATTATCCTCTACAGACGTACAGATAGACGGTAATTTTTTATTACCTGGTACTATTTCTCAGTATGTTAGAGGAGACGGATCGCTGGCTACTTTTACAGATAACGGATTAACTAGTGTAGGATTATCTATGCCTAGCGCTTTTACTGTAAGTAATTCTCCATTAACAGCAAACGGTACTATATCCGTTACTGGATCTGGTCTAGCTTCGCAATATGTTAGAGGAGACGGTGCGCTCGCAAACTTTCCAACATCCCAGGGAGGAGGCAGCTCGGTATCTTATTATTTAAATGGTAGCGTTAGCCAGGGTACTATTATAGGAAATACTTATTACGAATTTAATAAAACTCCAGTTATAGGTACAGGTACAGATTTTACTATTAACGCTAACGGATATATAGCTCAATTTATTACAGATGCTAACGATCCAGCATTATTAGAGATACCTGCTGGAAACTGGAATTTTGAAATGTATTTTAGCGCCTCATCTGGTGGCGGT